ATATGCTACGTAATGCATATCAGAAACTTGATAATCTGCCATTAAGCTTTGGATTACCTGCTTATTCTGATGATATTGATGATCAAACTATCGAGAGATATTTTAGAACTGATTTAGCAGACACATTGCGTGAGACACAAATCACAATAGATGATATTGATGATGGTTCGAAAGATGAAATGTATTTTGAGAATCGTATAGTATATCACGCATTGAAGAGATTCAGATTGTCTGCATCAGTATTCTTTAAATTCAGTACAGCCGTTGATGGTAAAACCATTGATAAGACCAATATTCCAAAGATGTTAGCATCTATTCTACAGGAATATGAAGCAGAGTATAAGCAATGGAGATTAGGTCATGTTGGCAAGATATGGAATAGGAGTGGTGACTCATGATGTTAACGCAGGGTGATATACAATTCATGAAGGATTCAGTTCGTGAAGTAGTTGAAAACTGGAATACTACTATAACATTAATGAGTCCACTTCCTCTCGATAAACAACCAAATTATAATAAATATCTAAGAGAATTCAATGGTGATGTTGAGTATGAGATTATCACTGTAACAGCAGAGCGAAAGGATATTGTAAACAATTATACAAATGATGTGAATCCATCAGATACCAAATATGGTGAAAATGATGATGGCAAGTACCTGTATGCAGTACCAAATGTATTGCCAGTAAAAGATGATACAGGTAGGCAAATAGGTGTTAAGCATTGGAGACCTAATCCAGAATCTGTGGTAATCATTGATGATACAGATGATAGGTATGAAATTATCAATGTTAGAGACAGAATCGGTGAGTATCTAATAACAATTAGAAGACACACTGGTAGCATACCTAATAGCACATCAGATATACCGCAAGAAAATATACCACATGATGGTTTATATGACGAATCCAATCTGGTTAGAGAGGAGGAATCAGAAGATGGTAACAGTGAAGGTAAAAGGAGTTGATGCTGTAGTACGTAGTTTCGATAGAAAGAAACAAGGTATGGAAGAAGCATTAGATGATGCAACCGAAGAAGCAGGTGATTACCTAATAGAGAAAATACAAGATAAATTCGGTCATTATCAGCCTCGTTGGAAACAGCTTAAATATGAGACAATTGTTAAGAAAAGAAAGATGGGATTTGGTGCTAATGCAACCAAGCCACTTGTAATGTCAGCAGATATGATGTTTGCATTTGATAAGATATTATCAAGGAAGACACGTAAGCATGTAGTATGGATAACTAATGATGATCCTAAACTTCCATGGCATATGAATGGTGTTCCATCAAAGAATATTCCTAAGAGAGATCCAGTTAGACCAACAATGAGAGAAGAAAATGAGAATGCACTAAAAATAATAGTTGATGCAGTAAAGAGGGTGTTTGGATAATGGCAATTAAGAATATGAAAGCAATTGAATATAATCTATTTATGACGATGATTAAATTGCTCACAGATAGAGTTCCTGTTATAGCAAAGGAGTATAACATCAAAGGCAAAGAGATTCCGATATTGCCTATGTATCCAAGCGACCTAACTGCTATACAGAAGCCATCTATTATTATGAGGAAAGTAAGTGCAGAACAATCCAAGATCGGATTTGGCAATGTACTTGGACAGTTTTATGACACAGAAGTAAGAGGATATACTGATGTTGTAGGTAAAAGGCATGATGTTATGCTACAATTTGATGTAGTGACAGCTAATAATAATGACATGTTGTTACTTGAATCAATAATTGCTGAGGACATATTTGGAAAGATTGAATATGAAGAATCTGGTACAATTAAGTTCTTAGATTTTACTAAAGACATAAATAATCCTATTGAAACTGGTAGAATGAAACTGATTGGAAATACTATAATGTATGATATGCACGAAGATTACTCATCTAATAATTGTCATATCGGTGTTATCAGAAGAAGTATTAATATCATACAGACAGTTGTTCCAGAGCAGGAATATGTTGACTTATCCAAGTGGATCAAGCAGACATATAAAATTATAGTATAAGGAGGATATACACATGGCAAATAAGGTTACTGGTAGAACAGATACTAGTGGTGCATTGACTACTGCCCCTTCTATTTTGAAGAGTATCCTCGTAGTCGGCACTAAGAAGGAAAATTCTACTATCGAAGTTAAAGAGAACACAATTTTTGGCATCACTGGTACTGCAGATGCAAAGGCAATATTTGGTGACAATGCAGTTGTTGAGAAGATTGTTAGGGTACTCATCCAGAATGGTGCTGATTATATCAATGGTATGATTCTTAGATCTTCTGAGACAGCAATGGCTGATGCACTTGAAGCATCAATGTCAGACAAGTCAATTAAGGTTATTATTACCGAGGATAATGATACTACAACAATTGCAGCATTAAAGGATCACCTTACATTATGTGAGAATAATGACATGTTCAGATATGGTGTTATCGCACCTACTGAAGAAGCATCTGCAACACAGACTACACTTGTTGCATTTGCTAAGACTGTTGATAGTGACAGAATCTTCATTCCATCAACTCTTCCAACACTTAATGGCACAGTGGTAAATCCACAGGTTGCAGCCGCAGGACTTGGTGCTTTAATTATGACGGAGACAGATGATCCTGCACTTCCTATGAATGGTGTATCAATGGCAGGATTCTCTGGATTAACTCGTACAATGCTTGAGACAGAAATGAAGATCCTTGCAGATAATGGTATCACACCATTATATCTTGAAGGTACTTCTCCTACAGTATATAGATTGGTTACATCTTGTGTTACAGATGAATCTAAGCATGCTGTTTGGCAGGAAGGTACTACAAGATTCATTGCGGACTATGTACTTGAGAATAATGAGAACATGCTTCGTGCTAACTACAAGAGAACAAAGAATGTTGCTCGTATCCTTAATGCGATTAAGGGTGACATCAAGATCAATATGGAGAAGTTTGAAGCTGCAGAAATTATTGAGAATTGGGATGAATCAACACTTACTGTTGTAAAAGATCCTAGCGATCAGTATGGTGCACTTGTTGACTACGAATTTGATGTAGTAACACCGTTGTACACAATCACAATTACACAGCATATGAAGCTGTAATATTAAGAATAGGAGGAATTGAAATATGGCAGATAATGCACCTATCACTGGTATTAATATTACAACCAGTAATGATATTTTCATTGAGGTATCTGGTAAGCGAATTGCAGGTGTACAGTCCTACTCAACCAAGTACAATAAGGATACAAAGCCTGTAGATGTATTTGGTCAGGATGTTCCAATCGGATATCTTAAAGGCAAGAAGAAATATACTCTTGATCTTTCTAGAATTTACCTTGAGGATACTGCGGCAAATGATGGTGTAGATTTCTACAGCCTTGCTGATAACCAGTTCAACGTGGTAATCATCAAGAATGGTAAGAGAGTAACATATGGTGATTGTATTGTTACAGATGTTAACGAAGATGGCTCACTCAATGATAAGGTTGTCGAGAAGATGACCATTTCAGCACTCACTCGTAAGGTAGGTTAATAAGGAGGTATAAGTCATGACTGGTGATATTTCTTATCTTAAGAGAATGAGGACTGGACAACGCCCACACGAAACTGTCACTCTCGGTAATGGGAGTGACTCTTTCGATGTTGAAGTAGTTCTCTTATCTAATGATGAAATGTTAACAATAAATGAGCAAGTAGAAGAGAGATACCATACAGAACGTAAGATTGATGCTGATGGTAAAGAACAGATTATTACTAATGCTAAGGATAATGGTAAGAATCGTGCATTGTACTACAACAGATTACTGTGTTATCATTGTATGAGACTTCCAGATGATATTAATGTAAAAGTTGCAGCATCAGAGGAAGAGGTTGGAGAGTTATTAGACCTTGAGGATATCCAAAGGGTTTGTGAGAAATATAATGAGATTCTCATAAATAAAGCACCTAAGCTTGAGATATTAAAGGAGGAGGATCTTGAAGCATTAAAAAAGTATTTAGAGGTAACCCCGTTGAGCGATTTAAGTACAGTATTGCTCGTACATTTAAAATCCTGCCATCAGACCCTTCTTTCAGAGAAATGTCTGACGAGCAATGGCTCTGGCTCTTTGTCAACCAAAGCATAGATAGTGATGAGAAATTCGAATCTATGTGCCCAGATTGCCAGAATGAGGTTACCTCTGGAGTTAAAAAATGTATCAGATGTGGTAAGGAAATCAATGGTGGAGATTCATTCGTGAATCCGAATTTTGATATCGATAAGTACAACAGACTTGCAGGTATCATTGACGATGATGAATATGATGAACCACAGAAGTCACCATTGGCTGAAATGATTGAGAGACTACATAATGGTACTGATGAAGAATATGAAGATGAGGAGATATTATCAGATGAATTTGAAGAAGAGGAAGGAGATGAATAGTCCATATGGCTGATGAAAGAGTTTTAATAGAAATTGAAGCAGAGGACAACGCATCTTCGAAAATTGATAAAGTCTCTAGTTCTATACAGAATCTCGGTACCTCTACCAATGATCTTGGTAGGGGTACTGGTGTATCTAGGTTCTTACAGAGTTGGGAGCAGGGATTACACAAATTCAATAGTACGATGCGACAGTACAATGCTACAATGTCTGGTATTAATAATTTTACAAAGAGGATATTGAAAGATGCAGGTGCGGCAGTATGGGATTTTACCACAGATTCTGTTGAAGCATATACAGAGTTTACAGAGCAACATGCTAAGGTACTCGGAGTTATGGCTAATCAGAGTGAGTATAAAATTACTTATGATGATAACCTTGATGAAATATCAGCAAAGCAACAGAGATTCTTAGAAGATGCAAATAAACTTAAGTCACAATCAATACAATTAGGTACATATGGTATAGATGCACAAGGTTCTTTGATGGATATAAGTTCAGTATCAGTAATCCAAGAAGAATTATTGAAATCTGGTATAAGTTCACAGGATATATTGTCTACCGATATTGTACAACAGTTAATGAAGTTCTCAATTGGTAACGATTTAAGTACAACAGAATCTGTAGAATTTGCAGTTGCACTTGGTAACCAGTTTGGTATTAAACCTCAAGATTGGGGTGATATGCTTGATAAGGTTGCACATACTGCCGATGTATCAGTTATTGACGTAGCAGATGTTGTACAATCAATGAAATATGCAGGTGGTATCACAGCAGGTCTTGATAGACCACTTGAGGAAACACTTGCAGAGATTGCAATACTTGGTAACTTTGGATTAAAGGGTTCACAAGGTGGTACTGGTATCCAAGCATTACTGACAAGATTATTGACACAGGATACTACAGTAATAACAGATGCACAAAAGGAAGTAGCACCGAAGAGAGCACTTAAAGCATTTTATGATTTCAGTAAGTTTGCAAAATCAGATGGTAGTGGACTTACATATGATCAGATTGCAGGTGCTAAATCATATGAAGAACTTGGTCAATTAAGTGGTAACCTTAGACCTATGACAGAGATAATTG